GCAAACGAGGTAGTAATTTATGGAAAGACGCATTTAAAGATACCGCTCTAATGGCAAGTCTTTCGGGCTTTGCGCCTAAAGACCCCAATGCAGCAAAAGGATTAAACGTTACAGAAAAAATCGTAGAAACGGAAAATATTAAAGATCCTTCCTTTTTCGACAAGTGGGTTAAACAACCTTGGGAAAAAGGAGCGAATATTTTTAAATCCCCACAGACAAAATTAGATCCTTACGGAGTAGCAGGGGTTTATCCCAAAGGCCACCCAAAAGCAGGCGAAATTATCATGGAAATGAAAACCGATCCAGTGAAAGTAGGTCTAGGATCTATAGGACTTGGAGGGGGACTGTACGCAGCAGGAATGTTCGACCCGGTCGATCCACCAGAACCGAAATATCCGGGCTACAACAAATTTTACGCAGAAAATCCAGGGCAGTTCATGCCTTATGATGACCCTAATATTGCCCCAATTGATTATTCCAAGTATCCGGACAAACCGTATAGTGGAATTAAAAAGGGAGGCATTATAGGACTTCAAGCAGGAGGACCTCCTCCGGCAGAAATGAGTGACAATGATTTTGCATTGATGTTATTCAACAAGCCTATAGATCAACTTCAACCTCATCAGTTAGAAGCACTTCAACCTTATTTACAAAATAAAAAAGAGGGAGGCATCGCTGCTTTTGCTAGAGGAGGCAGAGCATCCAACCAACCTCATCAAGATGTTTTTGAAGCAACCAAGGAAGAAGAAGAAGAAAGACAACGTCAACAAGGGATAGGCCGAGCACCAGGACCATCACCACGTATTCCCTATGAACAAGACGGAGGGATTGGAGGATATGGACCAGGTCAAAGAGCAATGCCTGAAGGAAGTTATGCACCAACACCTCAAGTTGATCCGAGATGGTTTCACCCGGACAACCCAAGATTTTTAAGACCTGATGTCCAAGGAGTTAAAACTGGCGCTTTAATACATAGATTACCAAGTAAAACAAAAGTCGATGAAAACAACCCAAAGAATTATAAAAGAACGTCCGGCAAACTTGTAGTTGATAGTGCTGGCAAAGGATCTGAAAACAAGGATACCATGCTTGCCCAGCTGGCTGACGGTGAATTTGTAACCAAATCCAAAGCGGTAAGAGGCGCTGGATTAGCTTTAGGGGCTGACCCTAAAAATAAAAAACAACAAAAGGATTTAGGAGCTAGATATTTTTACAAGCAAATGGCAGAATTTGACAAGCTTGCAAAACAAATGGCTTCATAATGGAACTGTTACGCATATGGAAAGAGGATGAAGTAGATAAAGTTTGGATTATGGTCAAGGACCTTATTCAAACGGCGTTGGACCGGTCAGGAGGATACGCTGATCACGGCCATATTAAGGATCAGATTAAAAAAAATCTGATGCAGTTATGGATCGCTTGGGCCAACGACAAGAAGAAAGTGTACGCGATCGGTGTTACGGAAATTAAACAGTATCCAAAGTTTAAGACGTTGAATTTTAGGATTTTAACAGGAGGAGATAGAATTCAGTGGATAGGATTTGCAGATACAATCGAGGAATGGGCCACAGCCCAAGGAGTTAAAAAAATGGAATTATATGCACGACCGGGATGGGAACGAGTTTTAAAGCCTAAAGGTTATGTTAAAACCCATGTACAATTAGACAAGAATATAGGAGCACAAAAATGAGTTCAGGTGGAGGAGGAGGCGGATCAGGTGTCCCAGCAGACACAACCAACGTCCAAACAATTAGAGAAGCACCCGAGATCGAAGCAAGACGACTAGGTCTCATGGATGCAGCAACGGAATTGGCGAAGACTCAAACAAGTCCGCCGGCATTTCAAGTTGCGCCTATGGCAACCGCTGAAACAGCAGGTTTAAATTTAGCTCAACAGACAGGGGCTGGAGCGGCCAACATTGCCGGAGCCACGACAGCGGCCGGTACCCAATTTAGTGCGGCGGATGTTCAAGCAGCAATGAATCCCTATATTCAAAATGTTGTCAATAGAATTGGAGAAGATTATGCGGCCAAAGAAACCCAACTTGCGAATAAAGCCATTCAAGCAGGAGCTTATGGTGGAGGGCGTGAAGGTGTGGGGATCGCAGAACTTCAACGACAAAAAGCGGATGTTTTAGGAGGCGTATATGGACAAGGCTATCAAAGTGCCTTGGGCGAACTTCAAACTCAAAGAGGTCTTCAAGCGCAGACTGGACTTCAGGCAGCTCAATTACAACAACAAGGTCAAGCGCAGGATATCCAATCTTTAATGGGTACGGGTGGAGTTCAACGAGGCATAGAACAAGCGCAGCTCGAAGCGACACGACAAACCCAATTACAAGCAATTCAGGAACCATATCAACGAGTAGCGTTTGCCTCTGATATTCAATCAGGAGTACCAAGCGCTTCGCAACAACGATTACAAACAACTTATGCACCGCAACCAAGTCCGTTAGGTCAAGCGGTTGGAACAGGAATTGGCGCGTATGCAGCATTTGCGCCGAAATAGAGGTGACAAATGATAAACAAAATTAAACGTAAACTTTCTGTTAGAAAATTCCAAACAGGGGGAATTAATTTACTACCTCCTCCCAATCAACAACTGATGCTTCCTCCTGGAGGAAGTGCAGTAAGACCTATTATGCCTGGTGTGGGGGGAACTGGAACGGTTGCGGGTGGTCCAGGATTCGGAACACGAGTTCCTGCATCTGTCCGTTCAATGACAGGATTTCAACAAGCGGCAATGTCTGCATGGCCTAAGATTAAAAACGTTGGAAGTCTTGGTTTAAACACTCCATATGGAAGAGCGTTATGGCTAGCTTCTTTAGGAATCCCTTGGGTGGCTAATCAAACTAGAAAAACAGCTGACAAAATAGGAGAAACGGAAACTATCTCAGTTAATGTGAGTGGTATCCCAAGAGCTATTGATATTCCCGTAGATTCACAAGTAAAACAAAATGTAGAAGCACAAGCTGTAGGGGATCTAGAGAAAGCTTTTCCAGGAATGAGTAACAGTGAAATTATAGAACAAGCCAACGCTCAATCAGGTATTGAGATTGCACCCAATCAAGTTAATAATGTAGTTAATCAAGTTAATGAAAATCAGATTGATAATCCCGACTTACCTCCTCAACTCGATACCACTTTAGTGGCTGAGAATGAAGACGAGAATACTCCTATTATTAGTGAAGAATTGAACGCAGCAATCGAAGTCGATGATAGTCAAAATAAGGCAGGAGATAAAGTTTACTGGGATGGAATTGCAGGGAAAGAAGGTAGTGGACGGTCTAATTTGGCTTTATCACTTAATCAAACGGTATCCGATATTCTGGGACCGAGAGGATCCAAATCAAAGAATCTTCTTCTTTTACAACTCGCAGCGAACCTTATGTCAGGACGAACAGATCAGCCTGGATTTAAAGGATTTTTGGATGTCTTAGGACAAGCAGGTCAAGACGTTATTCCGATGGCTATGTCGTTGAACAGAGCACGAGAAGAAGATGAATTGGAAATTAAAAAAGCGTTAATTGCAGCTCAAGGAGAATCGGGAGTACCTTGGGAGAACTGGGGAGGTCTTGTTACTTTTACCGACGCGAGTGGCAAACAACATAAAGGTTTACCCTATCGTTATAACAAAAACGATGGTCAAATGTACGCTTATTTTACTGACGACGATGGCCTAAACGGAAGAAATGTTTTAGTACCTACACCTGACTCTACGGTACCCTTTGCGGATGCTTCAACCATCAACACTTACAGTAGTAATGTTGAATTATTAACCAATGCATTACACAACACCAATCAATTTTTAGATATAGCGATTCCTAATCCAGAGTTGATAGGATCCAAAGGAACGGTTTTTAGAGCCGGTCGAAAATTTGTTGATATATTGCAACAATGGACCGGAACGTTGGATTATTCCACATTAATGACCCAGATTGATCAAGCGGAAACAGAGGCTTTAGTGAATGCTGAAGCACAACGAGACAGAAACGAAATTACCGGAGAGGAATATTTAAACTTAACTAATACGATCGTTGATTATTTTGATAACGTAGACAAAGACAAAAAAATAATGGAAGAAGGAGGCCCCTTAGCTGTTCAAGCTAAATTAAGAACTATTCAATTAATGACGAGTTATGCCTTGGCCAATATTTTAAAGAACAAGGATCGTCTGGCGGTTCAGGATATTAAAAGAGCGGAACAATTAACTAAAATATTTGGTATGGGGGATCCGACTTCCATCATCAATCATTATATTGAATTAAAAAAACAATTAACCGGGGCTTTAGAGGCTAAATTTAGAAAAGGTTCATCTATGGGAATAGGTAAACAGACTATCAACGAATTAAAAACCGCGGCCTTTGGTACCGAAGAAATAAATAAAAGCTTAAGCAAAAAATTAGACGCCCTGTTAGCGAGTCCTAATCTTGATAGTAAGGCAGGTATGGATGAACTTTTAAAAGTTCTGAATTTTGATCAAATACCAGTTATTGGTGACATAGAACCAAAAGGAAGGGTTAATCAATAATGAACCTAGAACAATTACAAGACGCACTGAATTCGAATCGGATAGATTTCCGAAGTTTGAATGACGCTCAAAAAATGTTGATTGACAAACTCCAACGAAAAGGAATTCTGGAGACAAAACCCTTACGCCAGTTGGAAGGCGAACAGCTTAAAGCAGCCGAAGAACTAGCTCATAAGAAGAGATTATATGTCGATCCGATCAAGGAAATGACAAGCGATACCCTGAACAGAGAGAACGCAGCTATCTATACTGATTTAGGATTATTGTTTGGACAGCTTCTGTACGATCGAAAACGAATGGCGAAGTATATGCTGAACCCAGCTATGATTGCCAAAGACATTGATAAAATTGCACCTAATTTTAGAAATAAAACTTTGAATAAATTTACCGTGGGTTTGAAACAACTTAAACAAGTTGCACAGAGATATTTGGGGGGAACCGCTCCAGCAACTGCAGCCAATGTGGCTTCGCGATCAGCGATTACTGCAGCCATGGGGTACACTGCAGGAGGTCTAGCCTACGATATGGCCGATGAAATTACGCGAGACTTAACGGATCTTCAAGCTAAGGTAGGAGAAAAAACCTATAAAGAAATGTCGGAAAAAAACCAGTTGGTCAGATCCTTGAATGATTTGAGAATAGGACTGATGTGGGGAGCAGGAGCAGAACTTTTAGGTCCTTTAATGTCGGGTGGAGCTTATGCCTTAAGAAAAATGGGGGGATTAGAAACCGAGTATTCACGAAATTTGGCTCGTATTGCCAAAAGTAAAGATCTTCCTGCCAACTGGCTTATGTTAGCGGATCCTAACACCCTGGGTGGCTCATTTCTTAAAAAATTAAACAGAGTCTTTGGCCAGTTACCTTTTATTGGAGGGCCAGCACGAAAAGCTCAGGAAGAAGCTATTGCATCCTTTAATAAAATTTCAGGACAAGCATTTAATGTTGAACCGGGAATGCACCTTGCAACGATGGCAACCGCGTCGGAAGAGACTGCAAGAGCGGTTCTTAAAAATTATCAACACTTTGCGACCATGAATAAGATTAATTACAATCGAGCCATTGATATGGCGAAAGCGTATGGTGATCCAATGGTGATTGAACTCAACAATGTCAAAAGCGTAATGAGAGCTTTAGAGGAAAATGCTCTAGCACCCGCAGAAATTAAAGCCGGCTTTACCGGACCAGAACGATTAAAAAGTCCTTTTGGACAATTTTATGATGCTTATAAAAGGCTAGCGGAATCCGGAAGAAAGATTTCAATGACTGAATATATTGAACTACGAGAGCTTTTGAATCGAACCACTAACATGCTTTATAAAAACGATAAGGCCGTAATGGAATTTAGTAAATTACAAAAGGCTTTAGAAACGGATTTTGCTATGATGAATCTTGATCCGGCTACTAAAGTTTTCTTGCGACACCCGGTATTAAATAAAACAATGATTGATGCCAGCGGAGGAACGGCTCAACTCGGAATGGCCGAAAGTACTGTAGGAAAAACACAACTAGATCAAGCCGGCAAAGTAGAAATCAAACAAGCCATTGAAGATGCTTTTGAATATTATGCCAATAACATTAAGACTTTTGAATCCATTACCGCTAGAAAACTGGCTGCGTTTGATCAGAATGCACTGAGCTTAAAAGGTTTACAGGGTTTTGAAAAAGCAGGGAAGGTTCATAAGGATGCCATGTTAAAAACTCTTTCAAGAAACATTCTGCAAATGAAAGATGGTTTTAGTTTCGATGCTATTAGAGAATTACAACAACTGGTGAGATCGGATGTTTATCAGATCACTCCACGTATCAATAAATTAGGGGGAACCAGTTATGATATTAAACTTACAGACACAGGCACCAAAGAAGGAAACGCTGTTTTAGAAAGACTATGGGGAGCACACGTTGGAGACGCTTACCAAAAATCATTTCAGTTGGTTAATAAATTTCAACATGATGATTGGTTAGGAAGTTGGTTATCCAAAGAAAGTAGAGCAGGTCAAACGACAGGGATGTCCAAGCAACTGGACGAAATGAAACTTCCAAATGGCCAAGCCGCTGATAACGTCGGCAAAGGAAACAGATACTTCGATGCGGATAGTTTTCAAAAATTGATTCTGCCTAACGAAGCAGCACGAGTACAATTCGCTGCCGTCTTCGGACCAGAAAAAGCTCGGGCACTTTTAAAACAATATGATGATATGATGAATTACATGCGGATGGTTAAATCATATGCAGTACCTGATGCCAGTACCTTTTTGGCAAGAAGATTAGTTTTAAGCGGACCTGGACGAGCGCTAGCAGCTGGAGGAATGTATGGTGCAGGTTTTATTCCTACTGGTATGTATTTATTTTTAGGAAACTACGCCAACAGAATTTTATCCAATCCTAACGCATTGAATTATATTAACAAAGGATTCAAGCATTTTTTAGAAGATCCTTCCCGAACGGGTCTGGACACATTTGGTCGTCTGTTAATATCCAGACTAGCAAATACGATGATCACTCCTGACACAGGGAAAACTTACACGACCGACGATGTGGATATCATGGAAATTTATGAATATCTAAATGATAGAAAAGTTCCTATTGATAATCTAGAAGGTCTTTACATGGATCCAAAAATGGAAGAACAGCTTTATCCAAAACTGACTAAGGAAGAATATCTAAACAGCTTGGATACTTTACCACCTCCAGAAGATCTAGTGGCACAAATTGGAGGAATGCCAGCTAATCTCGAAGAAGAAGCAATGATGAAAACCGCTATAAATCAACTGCCTAAGAATCAACCTATCACGCCTACAACTCTACCGCGACAAGCAGGATTAAGAATACCTGGAGCGGGAGTTCAAAAGCCTGATTATTCTGCGCTCTTCCCGTTCGATCCAATAGGAAACTTAATTTCTGATCGAAGAGAAGCGGTTACTCCACAACCGAGAAATCCAAATGTCCAAAGGCAATCATAAAGTTTTAGCTCAACGAGTGAGCGATCATGAGAAACTGTGTAGGATTATGCAGAAACAAACGCAATCCCAAATTACTAAACTACAGAAACAAATTGAACGCTTGGAAAAGATCATTCTAGCAGCTACCGCTTTCATTATTATAGGACTCTTCTCAGTTGTTTTTACTTTACTTAAAATGCATATCTGATAAAAGAGAAGGGTGAAGATCAATCGTAAGTATCCATACAAAGACTACACGCGGACAACGGACCAGGGCCGCAGGGTGTACTTAGATGGCAAAGAAAAACTACCCTCCGTCACAACCATCCTTTCCAGAACAAAAGAAGAATCTGATGGCATAAAAGCTTGGAAAGCAAGGGTTGGAGCTGCCGAAGCTAAGAGAATCATGAAAGAAGCGGCTCAGAGAGGCTCAGAGATGCACGAAGCTCTCGAGGGGTACCTATACGGCCAAAAATTTCAAGCACCCACTCACGACGCTCCTATAGCTCTTAAAATGGCTAATCTTATTATATCCAAGGGATTAATCTACTTAGATGAGATTTGGGGAGTGGAACAGACTTTAATCTATCCCGGTGAATATGCCGGAGCATCCGACCTTATTGGTCTCTACAAACAGACTCCTACCATCTTAGATTTTAAACAAGCCAACAAATCTAAACGGGAAGAATGGATCGAGGATTATTATCTTCAACTCGCAGCCTACATTTGTGCCCATGAAAAAGAATATGGCGAAATTAAGAAGGGCCAAATTCTAATAGCAGTTAAGAATCTAACTTTTCAAGAGTTTGAAATATCAGGTAATCGGCTACAAGAGTATAAAGATAAATGGTGGAAACGTGTGGATCAATTTAAAACCATTCTCGAACAACCTCTCCCAGAGTCTTCGCCGACAACTTAAACTTAGTTTTTAAAGCTCCTAAAATCTTTTCGTCGATCGTCTTAGGCGCCACAAAGTCAATATAGGTTACCTTCTTTTCCTGGCCAATTCGATGAGATCGATCTTCAGATTGAACTCGATGCTCTGCATTATAACTATTAGAATAATAAATCACAATTGAAGCAGCTGTTAAGGTAATACCCAGTCCCCCTGTGGCTGGATTCGCCACAAAGAATCTACACTTAGGATCATTTTGGAAACGTTCAATAGCTTCTGTCCTTTTCTCCGAAGAAACTGCTCCATAAAAATCAACCGTGGAATCTACTCCAAATCTTGCTCTAAGAACTTTAGTAATTTGTTGAATATTATAAATATAAGTTGCCCATATAATAATTTTAGCATCGGTATCTTCACAAATTTCTATTAAGGTATCGACTCGTTTATTTGCTATTGGTTCAATTTCATCTTCTTGAGTTTTAAAAAATCCACAGGCTACTTGATGCAACCTTAAAATTTCAGTTATTACATTTGTTACAGTCAGCTCTTCTCCTCGCAACGTAGCCCTAGCTTCTGTGCGAATGTCATTATAAATTCGTGCTTGTTCATCGGTAAATTCAATATTACGCTTAACATAGATTTTTTCGGGTAGATCCAGACATTCTGCTTTGGTCTTACGATACGCAAATTTCTTTAGTTTCATTTCAATTTCAGCTAGATTAGTAAAACCTACCGGCACATTGATCTGGCGATTACCAATCCAAATCGTTTCAAAATGACAGTAACGATTTCTAAAAGCCACCACAGAATTAAAACCCAAATGATTAGGATTTAAAAAATTACATTGAGTATAAAGATCCAAGGGATTTTTGGGAGTGGGAAATCCTGATAGAATTCTCCTGTAATTAGAATACTTTCTTAATTTAATAATATTCTTAGTTCGCTTCGCACCATAATTTTTAACACAGGTAGATTCGTCAACCACAATCATATTAGTATGTCGCTTGCAGAATTCTTCTGCCCAGAAAGATCCTTTGTCGCTGGAGAAAGCCTCTACATTCATCACAAAAATCTTTAATTTCCTAGAAGGTTTTTCAAAGAAGTCACGAAGTTTTGCTTCTCTTAACGTGCTTTTCCACAGTAGCATTTCGTGTTCAATATTTAAGTGTTTAGGAATTTCAGTATGATACCAAACGGTATAAACAGATTTAGGAGCTATAATTAAGGCACCATTAATAAGATTCTGAGAACGCAAGGCCCCTAGATTATCTAGTAAAACCTTTGTTTTACCAGTTCCCATTTCCATAAATAAGGCAAAACTGGGGCGATCCCAAGATAGAGTTAAAGCCTCTTTTTGATGGGCATAAGGCTCCGTTTTAAAATTATACTTAGTTACCATCTCCCATGAACATATTATGCTTGACTTTAAAATGCAATAGTTTATTTTGCTAACTGGAGGTCGATTATGGCAATAGACATACAAAAAGTGTCTGAGGCTTCATTAATGAAAGCCACAGACGAACAAGTCAAAAAGATCTCAGCGAAGTGCACAGAGCTTCAGGAAAAAGAACAAGAAGTATTGGACATCGAAGAACGACTAAAGACAGCGAGAAAAGATGCTATGTTCCTTTCCGAAGAAACAATACCAAATCTGATGCAGGAAGCTGGGGTTACACAATTAACTCTTTCCAACGGTACATCGGTTACTGTGGCTCCTTTCTACAGCGCTAGAATTTCTAGTGAGAATAGAGAGGAAGCGTTTCAATGGCTGCGAGCCAATAATTTCGCAGACTTGATTCGCAACAACGTGGGAGTTTCTTTCACGGCAGGCGATGATGTAAAAGCTCAACAAGTTCTGGAGCTTTTAAAGAAGGAAGGGCATAGACCCGTTCAAAAACAAGAAGTGAACGCGATGCAACTTAAGAAGTGGGCACGGGAACAAATCGAAGAGGGCGTAACAGTACCTGTTGATCTGTTCAGTATCTATGTAGCTGATAGAACTAAACTCAAACAAAAGGCAACGTACAATGACAAACGGACAAAGAACAGCGCGCGTTAAAAACGGAAACGGAAACGGTAAGAAAAACGGTAACGTCGCTAAAAGAGAACCTTTTAATCTTGCAATCACTGGAGAACAGTTGGCAGATAAAGGGTTTGAACAAATGGGAACAAAGGATTTAGCTTTACCTTTCTTAAAAGTGTTAGGACAGCTATCTCCTCAAGTCACACAAGGAGATCCCAATTTTATTCCAACGGCTCGTGCAGGGATGATTTACAATAGTGTAACTCAAGCTCTGTATGATGGCACGAAGGGAATAGAAGTTATTCCTTGTTTCTACAAGTTAGAGTACCTGGAGTGGCCAGATCGTAAAGAAGGTGTAAGTGCACCGGTAAATACGTATCCAGCTGATTCGGATATTCTTACTAAAACTACAAGAGATGAACAGAACCTAGACCGGTTACCCAACGGTAATTATGTACAGGAAACAGCGTCTCACTTTGTAGTGAGAGTAGAAGATGGACAGCCCAAAGAAACAGCACTAATCAGCATGAAAGCCACACAAAGGAAAAAATCTAAAATGTGGAACTCTATGATGAAAAGTCTGAGAGAAAAAAGTAAGGATGGTAGAGGGTATTACACTCCGGCCATGTTTACTCAGAGGTATCTTCTAACTACCGTTCTTGAAAAAAATGCAAAAGGAACGTGGTATGGATGGAAGATTGGTCATGTAGGAGACGTGCAAAATCAAATGCTACTTGATGGTGCAATGGGTTTTTATGACCACTGTTTAAAAGGCGACGTGAAGGTTAAACATGAAGAAGAGAGACAAATTAAACCAGTAACACCCTTCTAATGTTAAAACGCTTCAAGGAGCTATTCGGCGGCCTTGATGTAGCTTACGGAGAGTATTATCTCGACGGAGAAAGAGACAACAAGACTGGGAAAGAAAAAGGTAGGGCCACCACGAAACGTGGCCCTGTCACCGATGAACTGTTCCAACGTCATATCAACGGCGAAATTAATTTAGGAATTATTCCGATTCGATCGGACAACACTTGTACTTGGGGTTGTATCGATGTGGATCGTTACGATCTTGATCATAGAACTTTAATTAAACTTATTCGAAAAAGAGGTTACCCATTGGTGCCCTATCGATCTAAATCCGGAGGGATGCATTTATTTTTACATATCCGACAACCGGTGACCGCGTCCGATATGATAGACAAACTTCACGAAATTGCAGCTGATATAGGACTAGCAGGCTGTGAAATCTTTCCTAAACAAAGAAAGATTATGGTTCATAAAAATGATTTAGGGAACTGGCTAAACATTCCTTACCAGCGAGCAGCCCAAACAACACGTCATGCGATTCACGACAATGGTATGGGGATCTCTATTGCAGAGTTTTTTACATGGGTAGAACGATATCGAATATCTAAATCAACATTTGAGGCTTTAAAGATAGCTACCGATGGTTTCCCAGTAGAAGATGAATTTAATCAATACCCTCCCTGTCTTCAAGCTTTGATCAGGAATGGTTGCGAAAACGGTTTTAGAAACAATGCATTAACCGCTTTCGCAACTTTAGCTAAGAAAAAGAATCCAGAGGGATGGCAAAAAGAATTATGGGAACGAAACGAAGGTTTTGCTCGTCCTCTTCCAGACAGGGAAGTCCAGGCTTTGATTAGTCAGTATGAGAAAAAAGATTACACTTATAAATGCAACGATGCTCCAATGAAGAATCATTGCAATTCCGCCATTTGTAAAACATTAAAATATGGAATTGAAAATATAGACTACATGCCGACGATGGATTCATTTCAAGTTTTAAAAACTAAACCACCTATTTATTTTTTAACGATTGATAAAAAAACAGTAGAGCTTACAGGAAAACAACTTAACCAGCAACAACTCCTATCGGAACAGTTGTTTGATCAAGCAGATATCGTTTGGCAAAAAGTAAAGGACAAAGATTATAGAGTATTTTTAAATAAACTTAAAGCTATGCAGCAACCTATCGAAGGCTACGATGAAAGTAATGAAGCTGAAGAAGACTTTAAGGATACAATGATCCAATTTACTCAGGAAACTCAACAAGCGGACAATCCTTCCCAGGTGGAAGCAGAGATGTGGTATCTTCACGAAAACACAATTGTCTTTAAGTATCGTACCTTTGAACGCTTTATTAAAAAATCAGATAAAGCTGCTAAAAAATTTGAAATTATCAGCATGCTCAAGAAAAATGGATGCACTAAAAATGATTACTCTGATAAACTTAAATTAAAATACATATGGCTGTGCAAAAAAATGGATGAGCCAGTTATAGAAAGGTCCCATGTCAAATTTCAGCGAGTCAAAGCTCCTTTTGAAAAGCAAGACGATTAAAATCTTTGGCCCTCCCGGAACTGGGAAAACTACAACTCTTCTTAATCGATTAGATAAATGGTTCAACCGCGGAATTACTCCGAAGGAAATTGCATATCTATCCTTCACAAATAAAGCAGTTAATGAAGCAAAGGTCCGAGCTGAAAAACAATTCCCTGACTGTAACGAAGACGATCTTCAAAATTTTAGAACCATTCATAGTTTCTGCAGACAATTTAGAAAACAGCTGCCTGTTATTGATCCGCAAGTAGACATGGTAGAGTTTGCTGAAGGTTTAGGAATGGCTAAACCTGCTTACGAAAACTATGATGGGATCCAAGTCTTTAACGATTGGTCATTAAGAGTTTATGATAAAGCAAGGAATCGATTAATTCCTCCAGAACAACAATTCGTAGAAGAAGTTTTTAAACGCGCGACTCTTCCTCGGTTTCAATTAATATATCGTCAATATGAATTATTTAAAGAGAACCATCGTGTTGATTTTACAGATATGATTACTCATTTTATAGACAAAGAAGAAGCTCCCTATTTAAAAGTTTTAATGGTGGACGAAGCCCAGGACCTCACTCCATTACAATGGAAAATGATTTATAAACTAGCACAGAGAGCCGATCGAATCTATGTTGCTGGGGATGATGATCAAGCCATTTTTGAATGGAATGGTGCAGAAGTAAAAAATTACCTTGGTTTCCCTGGAAGAACGCATATCTTAACACAGTCTTTTCGTTTGCCTCAAATTATTCATGACTTTAGTGGATATATTTCGAGCATGATTAAACCTAGAGTAGAGAAAAAATTCGTAGCTTCTGCTCAACCCGGCTCTATCCAAACTCATGCCCGATTCAAAGATATAGTTGAACAAATGAAAGAGCGCAAAGGAACGTGGTTAATTCTAGGACGAACTCAGGAACTGGTTAGAGAGCTAGAGGGATTCGCACGAATGCATGGAGTCTTCTTTCAAAATACAAAGGGTAAACATTCCTTTGATATCAACAAGTGGAATGCTATTCAATACTGGAAGAGACTCAAAGAAGGAGGAACGGTTAAAAAAGAAGAAGCTGGAGTAATCTATACTTATATTAATGAAATTGCCTACGGGTGGAGATCCATCGAAAGTAAACGATGGAAAAGTTTAGCTGATGATAAAACCTATTCTCTAGATTTTTTGCGTTCGTTTGGGGGACTTTCGGCCAAACCTTATAAATGGCAACAAGTCTTTAATCGTAATTTCTCCGAAAGCGACAAACAATATTTCGAAAAGATTATAGAAAAGAATATTGATCTGTCTTTAGCCTCTAATATTGTTATTGATACTATTCATTCGATTAAGGGAGGAGAAGCTCAACACGTTTGTGTTTATGAAAAGGCTAATTGGCCTGCCCATTTTGAGAACAAGGTAGGGCTTGCGCGGAGCTCTGAATCTAGGGTATGGTATGTAGCAGTGACACGGGCAAAAGAAAGCTTGCATATTCTACGTTCTTATCATGAATACTTTTTCCCATTGGCACGGCTGTATAATCAGTTTATAAAGGAGCATCATGGTAGTAGCTAAAGGCAATTGGGATTATTCAGGGAGTCCAAAACTAAGGATTCTATCATTGGGAGCTGGAGTGCAGTCATCCACGATGGCACTCATGGCTGAAGAGGGAGCCTTTCAGCATAAACCAGACTATGCGATCTTCGCAGACACGGGATGGGAGCCCCGTAAAGTGTACGATCATCTTGCGTGGCTCAAGTCCCAGTTAAGTTTTCCTGTCATTGTGTGTAAGAATCATTTAAAATCAGGCAGTATTAAACAGGATATGATTGATGAAGTAACCAAAGAAAAAGGTTTTCTTCACATTCCTTTCTTTGCTCGTAATACTATTACCGGTAAAATAGGAATTGGTCCACGGCAATGCACGCGAAATTATAAAATTACTCCTATCAACAGGCAGATCCGTCTTCTTTTAGATCTTAAACATAGGCAGCGATTTCCGCGAGAACTCTGGGTCGAAGTCTGGGTAGGCATTTCAAAGGACGAAGCTAGCCGAATGAAACCTTCCAGAGAGAAATGGATTCAAAATATATGGCCTTTAATCGATAAAAATATGAGCCGAGAAGATTGTCTAAACTGGTACAAGGGAAAAAATTATAGAACCCCAGCAAAAAGTTCTTGTATTGGTTGTCCTTATCATGATAATACTTTATGGAATGAAATCAAAACTCAAACCCCATCAGAATTCGAAGAAGCCTGCGAGATTGATGACATGATTAGAAATTCTGCTAAAGACCCTAATATAAAAAGATACCTACATCGTAAAGCCATTCCTTTGCGCGATATTGATTTTAATAAACTTTTAAAAAACAAGAAAGAAGATAATCAATTGAACTTATTTAACAATGAATGCGAAGGAATGTGTGGCGTCTAAAAAAGCGTTAGATTATCAAGAAGGTGGAAAACATTATTTAGGCTTGGCGATTCAGCCGGTTGTTTATTGTTATAAGAATAAACTTAATCCCATCGATGCTAATATTGTAAAGTATGCTACGCGTACTAAACCTGGAGAAACTACCAAACAACGTTACGACAAAATTATTCACTACGCCAAAATTGGAATTGCTCTAGATGACTCATCAGATTAACTTCACTTTTCAAGAGTCCGACTGGACTACCCCAAGCCAGTATCCTGATCTTAAGAATGCGGAAATTATAGCTATTGATTTAGAAACTAAAGATCCTGATATTAAAACCAAAGGACCAGGCTGGCCAAGTATGAATGGCAACATTATAGGAATTTCTGTCGCCACCGACAGCTTTAAAGGTTATTACCCCATCTCTCACGAAGCAGGAAGCAACATGGACGCTAAAATGGTTTTGAACTGGGTCCAAGATGTGTGCCGAGCTCCTGGAGTTAAAGTCTTTCATAATGCAGCGTATGATCTAGGATGGCTGCGAGCGCATGGCATTGTTGTTTATGGAAAGATTGCTGATACCATGATTGCTGCAGCTCTTATCGATGAGAACCGGAGAAACTATAGTTTAAATTCTTTATCCATGGATTATCTATCTGAATTGAAATCAGAAGCTGGATTAAAAGAAGCAGCGAAGGAATGGGGTATCGATGCTAAAGGAGAAATGTATAAACTCCCCCCTAAGTTTGTAGGTCCTTATGCTGAGCAGGATGCAGCTTTAACCCTAAGACTCTGGCAACGTTTTAAAATAGAAATTATAAAACAGAATTTATCCGATGTATGGGAAATGGAAATGGAACTCTTGCCTCTCTTGGTTCAGATGCGAGCTAAAGGAGTTAGAGTTGATCTCGACGGAGCACATGAACTTAAAAAAGAATTTGTTAAAAAAGAAAAGGGAGCGCTGTTGAAAATTAAAAAGAGCGCGGGTACAGATATAGATATATGGGCAGCTCGATCCATCGCGAAAGCATTTGATAAGCTGAAGATTCCTTATCCTTTAACTGAGAAGAGCAAAGAGCCTTCTTTTACTCAGAACTGGCTAACGAATTGCAAAGCCCCTATAGCAAAGTTGATTCGTGAAGCTAGAGAAGTAAGTAAGTTTCATTCAACTTTTATTGATTCTATATTTAAATTTGAACACAAAGGAAGGATCCATGCAGAAATAAATCAATTACGGGGTGACTCTGGAGGAACTGTGAGTGGACGTCTCAGTTATGCACATCCAAATTTACAGCAAGTTCCAGCCCGAAACAAGGACCTCGGCCCCAGGATCCGATCTCTCTTTATAGCGGATAATGATTGTCGATGGGGATCCTTTGATTACTCTCAGCAAGAGCCACGACTTGTAGTTCACTATGCTTCGAGCATTGGTTTCTCTGGGTCTGGTGATTTAATTAAAGCTTATCAAGACGAAGACGCAGACTTTCACCAAACAGTAGCTGACATGGCCGGGATACCTAGATCTCAAGCTAAAACAATTAACCTGGGAATCTTTTATGGAATGGGAAAGAATAAATTATCTAGAGAGTTAGGAATTGATAAGCAACAGGCTGAACAAATTTTACAAGAGTATAACCAACGCGTTCCTTTTGTTAAGCAGCTCGCAAATAATGCTATGGATGCAGCGGATAAAAATGGAACGATTTGGACACTCAAGGGAAGAAAATGCAGATTTCAAGAATGGGAGCCTTCATCATTTGGATTACACCGAGCCACTACTTTCGAAGACGCAGTACAGAAGTATGGACGTGGTAATATTAAAAGAGCCTACACTTATAAAGCGCTTAACCGGTTGATCCAAGGATCGGCAGCTGATCAAGTTAAACAAGCGATGATTGATTGTGCCAAAGCTGGGTTTTATCCAATTCTACAAATTCATGATGAACTCTGTTTTAATCTTAACTGGGAAGCTCTGGAACCTCAATACAAACAAATTAAAGAGATTATGGAGAACTGTATACCTGAGTTGAAAGTCCCCTCAAAAGTCGATATATCTATTGGAAAGAACTGGGGTCAAACGGATGAAATTAGATGATATACATATCAA